GGATTCATACTCTAAATCATAGTGTAGAATGTCCACTACTTGCTGACCTACGTTGTTAGTTTCAATCAATGCAAAGGCTTCATTGTATCTCCGACATAGAGAGTATATGATTGTCGGAAAAAATAGTAGCGGTAGTTTATTGTTTCTGTATTTTGCAACTTGTTTATATGGAGTTTCTGTTACATCTATGATGTTGACTGTAGAATAATCTTGTTCAACACCCTCTGAACAGTCAACGGTTGCAATATACATTCTTTTCTCTTGCGGTAACTCATATATGTCAAGGCATTCTTCTTGTTTGACAGGATCAAAGAATGCCAAGGATCTCAATTTGGCTCCAGAAATAAGTGTTGCCGATGAGCCAATAAATTCAGTCTCAAATTCCTGACGGAATTGTTCTTCTGAAGTGTTACGAATCGTTTCTTCTTTCCACTTTTGATCTCTGCCTGGTACCATCGACCAATGGACTTCAAGTGGTTTATATGTGGATCTTCCTTCTGTCGCATCGACCCACATCTTATAGAAGTGGTTCAAACCATATGGTGTTGATACGATGATAACCTTAGAAGTTTTACCAGATGAAATAACAGGGTATGTTGATGTAAAGAATTCGTCTGCCATATTTTTTGGCACGAAAGCAAATTCATCAAGGAAAATTAAGTTGTAGGTACCACCACGAACACCAGATGCTGAGGTCGCAAACGCAGCAATCTTAGATTTGTTTTCTAGTTCAATGTTACCTTTGTTCCATGTAATAATACCTTGCTGCATCCATATTGGTAAATATTCATATGCATATTGGATTCTACCAAGAATCTCACGCGCAAGAGAACCTTTGTTAGCAAGAATCGCAATACTGTAATCGTCTTGGAACAAAATAGACCAAAGCATAAAGCCAACAGTAGTGGTAGTTTTACCAACCTGTCGAGGCATTTTTGCGATACAGAATCTGTTTTCATAATATGTTCTGACCATTTCTTCTTGGAAAGGCCACATTTCAAAGTCAATAAGACCTCTGTCTACGTTTACAATCTTGACATAGGTCTTAATGAAATATACTGGATCATCAGAACACTTGATAAATTCTTTTGTTTGTTCTTCTGTGAATGATATTTGAACGCCAGGTCTTTTTAACTTAGCGTTCCCAAGATACCCATTATCAACATCAGCCATTATTTTGTAATACTACGAAGCATCCAAGCGTGTTTCTGGTGTTTACCTAAAATGTCTTGTAGAAAGTTAGAAACGGCAGGTTCACCAGCAGCATCAGCGGCTGCAATACCAGCACGAAGGTGGATGATATAACGGTCATTGTCACGACGAAGATTGCCAAACATAGCAGCAGGTGCAGGAATATTTACATCTTCTTCTATGTCTGAAAGTTCCATCATACGAGACAATGAAACTGGAGCATATGAATCTAGACGGCGAAGATGTTCTGCAATATCATCTGTTTGGTCAAAAACAGAATCATAGAAGTCACCTAGAAAGCCGTGATATTCTGGAAAGTCTGGACCTTCCACATTCCAATGGTATGAATGCGCTTTAAAATACAAAGCAAAGTTTGTACCAAGAATAGTTCTAAGTTGTGAGATTAATTTTTCCATAGTATTCCTATTTAGCTTGTCTAAGTTGTTTAATGAAATCTGCTGTTGAACCTACAAAAACAGCCTTATCAACATTGATTGATCCTCTGTTGTCAGATTGTTTTGGTTGTAGGTCCTGTTTTCTTTTTTGTATCTCTAGTAAATCTTTGTTCATGTCAGCTAAATGTTTCATCATGTTAGCCGCAACCTCATATGCTCTTGGATGTTCGGACTCTTTAGCTACATGGAGAATATTGTCAGCAGCAATATTTCCTTTTTCGATTAGTTTGCGTAGATTCTGCCTTGCAAATTCTGCATCATCATCTACAGCATTTTCAACCACAACCATTTCTGTGGTTGTAATTTCGATTGGATCAATATCAAGTGCTTCAGAAAGTTTTTCGTTCAGTTTACTCATAGTAATGTATTAGGCCATTCCGTAAATTCATCGTTAAATCCAAAGTGGTCATCTGGTGCAGAATCTTGTGGTACTGCTGTAGTAACTATATGTACCGCTTTAAGTGGTGTAACATCGGTTCTAGTTACTGTGTAAGTCGCGCCAGAATAATCTCCAGTAATAACATTGTTTGGAGAAAATAGTCCATTCAATTCACCAACAATTAATATTCCATTGGTATTATTGGAAAAATATATAACTTTACCAGTATAATATGAACTGCCATTGGCTCTTACAGTTTCACCTATGGTGTAGTAATTATTACCGTTTTGATAATCTACATATAATTTTTGTGCATCACGATTTTGAGTGTTAATATAAATGTTGGTGTTTGCTTGACCATATCTTCCTGATGTGGTGCTATATGAACCAATAACACCACCAGGTTCTTCTACTGCTGGCCATAGATAACTTTTTACGGTAAATTCTAAATCCCAAATAATCAATCTGGTTGTACCATCAGCCATGCCGCCTTCATAATCTGTGGTGGTATTAACTGAATTTAGTATGATTGGCATATCATACTTTTGATCCATACCAGGAATCATATCAACAGTAACTGTGAAATCTGGTTTGAAGAATGGTAAAATCTGTTCTACAATTTGTGTGCCGTCATCTGTGTTACGAACATAGATTGACATTGAAAAATTAAAATTATATGGAACAGGAACATATTGTGCGCTAACTCCACCTGTGCTATTCATCGCAAAGTTTTTAATCAGAGATTGTTGTTTGCGTGAATTGTCATAACTCATACCAGTCAATTCAAATGAAATGCGTGGTACATTTACCGCGATGGTTTTTGTTAGTGTAGGATCGGATGTGATAGCAGTTAGGTATCTCTCTTTTGAACCAAATGAAAGAGGTACTTTAAATATTTCTTTTTTTGTTTTACCGTCACGCATATATCTTTGCAGTTGGATATCATTGAATAGAGTACCAAACGCAACAACAATTTTGCGAATCGAACGGTTATAATATTGCGACTTGCCTAACATTATGGTTCACCAAATGGGTTAACTTCAGAGAAATCAATAATAGAATCTGATTCGCTTTCAATTCTAGCATTATCTTGAATGTCTTCGAATGCAGTATTCATGTAGGCAGTATCGTCTACCACATTGATGCTCCATATAGCATTACTTGTATTACCAATTACATTACCTGATGCAAAAGTACCTTGTACCAAAATAATATCTAGGTGAGTATTTGGCACAAAATCGTGAACAATGGCTTGAGCATTAGCGTAAGCTAAGTTGGCACCCTGATAAACGATTTCATCATTGATATATTTACCAGTACCACCGGCTGCTAGTGAAATTTTTGTGCGTGGGTAGTAGTTACGAACTTGGTCATCAATCTCTGCAATACCAGTTGAAATAATTTCATTAGAGAATACATACTGTTTCAGTTTCAACGCATACACATAAACATTTCCACCGCGACCACGACCTAAGGTGTAGAACATTGTTTGTTGGTTTTCATGCTCAACAAAAGTAATCTCAAATAGATTCTTTAGCAACGGTACATAAATCAAATCACCTTCATTAGGTCTTGTTTGAGGTACTGTTGCTACAAATCTACGGCGAGAAACCAACAATGTCATTTCATCACGAATCTCTAGACCAAACTTAGATATGAAATCTTGCTCACCTTCCATACCTGTAATATTTTCCATATACATCTCAAGTGGAAATACAGTATTATATTGCTTGAGTGTATCTTCACCAAATAGAAAATCTACCGAATCTCTGCTGCTACGAGGCAAATAAAATACATCCATGCCATACATCTGCATAGCTTCAATGACCAAATCCTCCACAAGCAATTGCTCGGGAGTAATCTGGCTAGTAGGAAACGGATTGAAATAGAAATTTGTTGCCATTATTAACCTGTAAATATCTCACTTGGTAAACTGTTGTAATTGTAAATTTCTTCCTCAATCTTATCAATCTCCGTTTGAGCTTCATCCCAAATTTCTTTGCCATTTAACATGACACCACCAGGCATTTGTATGCCACCAAATTTTTTTAGGTTTTCACCCCATTGTCTTTTAATCAATGCTGTACCATATCGTTTCAAAACTTTATCATCCCAAACATCAGACACACCAGCAACAGTTAGTGTACCACCAGTTATAGGTGATGCAACAGGACTATACAGTTCTAATGATGTTGGCGATGAAATTCTTTTTATCTGTTTGTTCTCGCTACCAATAGTGATGATATCATTCTCTAAAAGTTCTTGGTCAAAAATTGTACCAGTTCCAGAAACTGTATTTGCTGTTGTTGTAGCATCAACAGTACCAGTTAATGTAACGGTATCAGGAACAAGTTTTCTATAGCATTCCATAATAACATAATCGCCAACACGAACATCACTATTCCAATCTATGTCAAGGAATATTTTGTTTAGTTTACGGTTAAATCTAAACTGTGGTGTACCAGAGAATAGAAGTTGAAGTGTGCGAATATGCTGCATCGTAATCTCATATGAGACATACGAAACAGAAGTAAAATCATACAGGTCATGCAGACGCAATTGGTAACGCAAGTCGAACATATTGATTGATGAGTTTGAATCGTCAAATGGTAGAACACCAGTCACAAATGTTACGGCATCAGGGCAATAAATCCAACGGCGATTAATGTCTTCAGCGGTAATCATGTGCTTCATATAAATCTTTTCAGTTCCATCAAAGTGGTAATCTTGAAAAAATTGTAGAGCATCGTCTATACGATCTTCTACCTGGTCATCATCTACGTTAATTTGAATAACTGGAAAACCTAATCTGCGAAGACAGTATGTTTTAAATTGTTGGCGAGTAACCGGTTTAGCCATTCTGTTTTTTCTCCAGTCTTTCAACTTTTTCTGTTAGTTCTTTAATAGCCTCAATTAACAAAGGAACCAATTTTTCATACTGGACTGTTTTATAATTTTGGCCAGATTTTGAATGTTCTACACCATCATCACCTTTGACAATATCAAATGGTGCTGGTTTAACAATCTGTGGTAAAATTGATTC